ACGTACAACTACAGGCGGATTTGCGGCAATCGCTACCGCATTTGTTTCCGAGTCATTGCAGAATATGATTCCGTGGCTGATTGTATCATGCGCGGTAATCCTTTGTGATCTTCTCTTCGGTGTCAGAAAAAGTATGCTAATGGGTGAAAAAGTCAGATTCTCTCGTGCAATTCGCGCTACTATGGGAAAGATGGTTACTTATTTTGCTTTTGTCTGCATGGTCTGCATGATCACTGTGGCAAGTCATAGCGAATATCCTATCGATGTATATTCCTGCTTATTGGTATGCTTTATTGAAGGGTGTTCGATTGTCGGCAATATATTGAAACCAAAGGGGATCAATATAAATGTA